TTCAAGTTCATAAGTTGGCGTAGAAATCTTTGGTAAAGGCATAATGTCCTATATAAATTTCAGTGTGATTATTTATTACTATTGTTGAGCAGGATTTCTTACTCCTATTCCCCCAAGTCCACCTAGCAAATCAGCAGATCCTCCTTGACCTGCAGGAACATTAAATTGTCCAGGAACCGCACCTAATTCATAATTATAAGTATTTTGACCAGTTTCTGCTCCTCCAAGTATTTGAGCTGAAGAGAGTTCTGGAATTGCAGGAGCATTTGAATTAGTAGACTTAGGTTTTTTCTCTATTCCATTTGAAATTTTATATCTACTATAACTAAAAGATACTGTACATTTTAATAATTGAGATGAATCATAAGAAAGTGGTATTGAATCGATAGCAATAGGAAATGCTTGTATAAAATCATATTGTAAAGTAATTGCAGTAGGTTCAGGAGAACCAAGACCAGAACCAAAATTTCTTTCAAATTTGGTTAAAGTAAATGCATCAGCATAATAAGACTTTGGAAATGAAACTCTGTAGTTATACACAGGATTTGAAAAATTCTCTAGTTGTTCGTTTGCAACTACAGACATCCAAGCTTCAAAAAATTTAATAACATAATATTGAAAAGATTCCACATAAAATGTCAAAGATATTCTATCATCATATAATCTTCTATAAGCATGTCTCTCAGTAATTCCAGTATAATCATCAATAATCTCGTTTGTTGCAAGTGTTGATCCTGGAATAGATGCTTCTGAACAAGGAATTGTTAAAAGATCATACCTATTTGGAGAACTATTTACTATTCCATACGCCTGCATTTTATCTTTTATTGCATCTGTATCTGGTGGTTGTATATTTACAACATATGTAGATGTTAATGCAGGGTTTAATATTCTTTCCTTCAAGTCCTCAACTTTTAATGGTTTTGGCGATGCTCCTTCCATCTATAAATACGTCTAAGATGTATTACTATGTAGTCAACTAATGAAGGAGAGTTTAAAGAGTAGATATAAACCATCAAATCCTGAAAAATATAAAGGTAATCCCAATAATATTATATGCAGAAGTAGTTGGGAAAGAAAGTTTTGTGTTTGGTGTGATACAAATCCAAGTATAATTGAGTGGGGTAGTGAAGAATTTTGGATTCCATATAAATCACCAGTAGATAATAGAGTCCATAGATACTTTCCAGATTTTATTATTAAAGTAAAAGATAATAATGGAAATGTAAAATCATATGTGATAGAAGTAAAACCAAAACGTCAAACAAAACCTCCAGAAAATAATCCAAAAAGAAAAACAAAAACTTGGATCAATGAGGTAAAAACTTATGCTGTTAATGAAGCAAAATGGAAGGCTGCTAAAGAGTTTTGTGCAGACAGATTATTAGAATTTAAGATAATAACTGAAGATGAATTGGGTATACGCTAATAAATAGATACAATAAGTGAGTATACATTTCACTAGGATAGATTTTTAAAAATGTCTACCATAAAATCTGCTAATATTCCTTTTAACTATAAACTAAAGACTGGGGTTGTATCTCAAGATGTAAATCTAGAATTGTATACTGAATATGATACTGACTTAAAAAAAACATTTGTGTATAGATATAATTTCTTTGGATCTGGAAAACCTTTAGCAACTATAGATTCTTCTGGTAAATTACAACCTTATCAAGAAGACGGTGCATTTACTGCTGATCAAAATCTTATAAATCAATTCACAACGAATCAAAATTTAAACAATGCTTTAAAAGCATCAACAAGAAGTGCTGTTAAAAATGAGTTGTTAAAAACTGATTCAAGTGTAAGTGACGTAGAAATAGATAGATTTATGGGGACTAATGTATCTGCAAATACTGCTACGGCTCCAGCAGCTCCAGCACCTACTCCTCCACCACAAGGATCTACTCCACCGCCAGGATCTACTGCAAATTTAAGTATTGATATTAATGATGATCCAGTTAAAGATACTGATGGTGTAAGAAAAGAGTATCCACCAAATGTAGTATATCCTCTCGGTCTTACTGGGTTTGGACAAGATTATGTTAAATTTACAATGTATAGATATAAACCAAAAGGTTTAAGTAGTTCTGATGTATTGGAAAAAGGTATAACATCACCTACTGCAACTAATCTAGGATCAGGAAAGGGAAATGTATGTATTGCAGTGCAATCTCCAGCAGGAGACTCTAATACTGTAGGGTGGAGTGATGGTTCTATGTCTGGAATTGATGCTGCTATGTTTAATGTTGCATATAGTGGAATTAGTCAAGGTTTGACTGAAGGAGCTAATAAGGCAGGGGAACTTTTAAACAGTGTTGTAAGTGGAAGTTATGGTAAACCA